TAAAATCAACAAAAATTACAGTTAGATTATGTTTCCAAATTTTGAACATCTGTTCATTATTTAATTCTGCAAATTTACAATAATGTTTTTGTTCTATTGATAAATTTTCATAAATTTCCCAAAATAACTTTTGAGATATTTTACTATATCTGTTACCATTTATTTTTGAATTTGTACAATTAATAATCCAATTTTGATATTTTTTTGTTCCTATGTCTTCACCATATTTTAAAATAAAATTTTCTAAATTAGTTTTAAATCCATTTTTTTGTTTTTCTATAAAAAAATTATATCTATTGGTACCATCTATTTCTCCATATTTTTTAATAAATGATTTTAATGAAGTTTTATCTTGATTCTTTAAATAATTATTCCATTCTTTTTCTCCCTCCTCTGCACCATATTTTTGTAAATAGAATTCTTTTGAAAATCTAAATTTCTGTTTATTATTTCTTTCTTCCCACTTTATTTTACCTGTATCTTTACCTAATCTTATAATATATTCTTCTAAAGTTCTACCGTTACCTTTGTGATTTTGTTTATTCTTTTTATAACTTTCTCCCCACTTATTTTTTATTTTATTCCATTTCTTTACACCTTCTTCTAAACCATACTTATTTATATAAAAGTCTTTAGTTGATTGACCTTTTTTACTATCGCACGCCTTTTGTTTAAATAGTTTAGTACCTTCTTCTAAACCATACTTGTTTATATAGTTTTCTATTCTACATCCGGTTTTCTTTCTTTTATTATCCCATATTTTATAACCTATTTCTTCACCAAATAATTTTATAAGAAAATCTTTATCATAAATATTTTTTGGTTTATTATTAAATTCATTTACCCAATCGCCTTTAAAGTTATTTCTTATTAATAATAGAATAAATCCAGAACAATTATAAATTTTTACTTTTGATATTTGTTCTATTAAATTTTTTAAATTATTATCAAGTTTATTATTAAAGTTTTTAAAATCTTCTTTAAAAACTTTAATGTTTTTTATTTGGTCTACATTTTCAAAATACATTTCAGAATGTTTATACTTAAATATGTAATAACTTTCAAACAAATTATTTTTTTAATAGTAATTTGGAATTTATACTCAAACCACTTTCAATACTTAATAATTCACCATCTGCTGTTGGGAATTCATGTTTAATAGAGCAAATAATTTCTTGTCCATTTTTTAATTTAATTTTATACACAGGTTGTATTTCTTTTGGATATATTTTTATAACTTCTTTGTAACCTTCTTGAGTTAATATTTTATTACCTTCTTTTAATTTTGATATTTTTATTTTACCTTTTATTTCCTCATCAACTATTGTGTCTAAACCTAAACAACGATTTGACTGGAAGTTAGCCCAGATTGGAATCTGTTCATCACCTGCCATATCTCTAAAATATTCACAGAAGTATTCGTATTTGTCATTGTCAGATTCAAACCTCATTCCTTTGTCAGGCTTAACTTGATTTAAACCATCTATTACAATCCACTTAGGGAAGAATCCTTGTGATTTAAGTTCGCTTATTACATTAGCAAAGTTAGAAAGCCTAGCACCAGTAGCTCTAAAGTGAACTATCTTGATGTTACCTTTTATCTTCTCCATTGTTTGTTTAATAAGTAGTGGATGTTCTGCAAGGGATACAAAGTCTATACCAACCATTCCAGCTACTATCTTACGAAGCACTGTTTCTTCATCGTCTTCTAAACTAAAGAATATACCATCATATCCTTCGACTGCTGCATTTCTAGCATAGGCACATATAGACGTTGTCTTACCAAAGTGTGATTGAGCTACTTGAATACATAAACGTCCATTACCTGGACCACCTTGTGATATTCTATTAAACTCTGGGAACAAACATGGAACTGCATTATTTGTTGTTGACTTAGAAAGAATTGAGATATTCTCTTTCATGTCAATCAATTTATAGTCTGCATGGTCATACTTAAAAGCTTCAAGAGCAAATTTCTTTGCTTCATCTCTCTTACCTGCCATTACAAGGTCAAGCGCCTTATCAATATATTTCTTTGAGTGTTTGTCTCTACAGAAGTTTAAAGCTTCTTTCTCAACAAAGACTCTCTGCTCAAGAGTTTGATTAAAGATATCGTCTATCTTCTTTAGATAAGTCTTCTTTATAAGTATAGCTTCTTCTTGATTAATAAGATAAGCCAGGTTATCTTTATTGGGTGCAACATTATTATCTGCTACATACTTTAGAATGATTGCTGAAATTTTCTTTAGGTAGACATTATCAAAATATTCTGCATGAATAATGTCTTTGATTTTATTAAAAAATGATATGTCTTGCAGAATGATTCTTATAAGGGTTAATTGAAATTCTTCACCGAAGGCGCTAAAATTTACTGTGCTGTCTATTGCTGTGTCTGTCTGCTTTGACATTTTTAATATTTATTCTGTTCACAAATGTAATTAAACTTTTAGTTTCTGTTTAGTATCTACCAATAAAAATATTTTCTTGATGTAAGAAAAATCTTTAAAGTAAACATAGAACCCTTTTCTTATTAGGTGTATGTCAAGCAGACCGGGTTCAAATTTTATTTCTGCTTGCATTTTATTTTGGTTTTCAATCTCTTCTACCTTCTTGTAATTGATATTAGATTCTGATAAACGCATTAATTGGTAATTCCTTGTAAGTATCGCTGCTGAGTTCTTTAGATTATGAAGTGCAACACCTTTGCCTTCTTTATTCTCTATCAAATACAATAGGTCTTGCAGTGAATCTATCTTCTGTTGTTGAATCTCTGGGAACACCTTTAACATAGTCTTCAATGCTATCCCATTAACGCCTGGAATTTCGTCTGAATCATCACCTTTAATAATCTTATACCAGATGAAATTTTCGCTTAAAAAACCGAAGTTTTCTTCAACCTTACGACTATCAAGAAGTAATTTAGTCTGTGGGTTCCAAACATAAACATCTTTCTCTATGCATTGTAAATAGTCTTGGTCTGTTGAAGCTATGTATTGAACAACACCTTCGCCTTTATTCTTAGCGACGAAGTATTGAATTAAATCATCTGCCTCCAAATAATCAACCTTGTATATTTCAACTGGAAGGTGTTCGAGTATTTTTAGTATTTCTACATATTGAGTATCTTCGTTAGAAATATTCTGATAACCCATGTCGTAACTCTTTACAGTATGTCTGCCACGTTTAGATTTGTAACCTGGGAATAATTTTCTCCTACGTTCTCCTGCTGAATCTCCGTCCCAGCATATTACGACCTTTGTAGGCATTAGTGTATTCATGGTAAAGAATAGTTGTCTAAAGAAAGATATTGTGCCTCCCATTGGGTCGCCTTTCTTGTCTTGACTTAACCTATCCGTGTTTAAACCTCTGTAGAAGAAATTAAAACCGTCAACATATAAAATTCTCATGATTCTTTTATTTTATTAATTACTGAATTTAAAGACTTCAATATATTTTCATATTCTTCTGAAAATATCAATTTTGAGACATCAATACCATTAACTGTAATATAATAACCTAAATCGGGACGAAGTGGTATAATGTTATTAGTAAGCAATTCTAATTTCTTTTTTTGTTCTTCAAAATAGTTTTCTTTAATTTTTTCTTTATGTCCTTTTGTCATTGTGGAAATTTTAATAAAGATACAAAAAAAAATATAGGATACTTTGCAATACCCTATATTTTCAAAATAAATAAAAATGACATCTTACTCGTCTTTGGCAATAACCGAGGTAGAGATTTTTGTGTTCGGGTCAGTGAACACTTTCTTATCCAACTTCTTGATAATCTTAGATTGAATTTTTAGTTTCAACCAATTAAAGACATCTTCGTCATTAAAGTAATCGTTCCATTCATTTTCTTGAAACTTTGTACCTGCTTGTACCGGACAGTCACCGTCTGGGTCTTGCCATTGGTACCAACCACCGCTCTTTGTAATAAAGCCGTATTCCTTAGCGTATTCACGTACAGAATCTTCTTCTTTAATACCTTGTAAGAACATAATACGGAAGTTTGTTTCACGATATGGCAAACCTACTTTGTTCTTTAAGAACTTAGCCGTTACATCACATCCTACTACAATCTTTTCTCCTGATGGTCTCTTAGGTTTTGGAATACCTGCTTTTTTACCACCTTTGTCTTCCCACTCTTGTAACATAGCTTCCCATTCTTCATCTTCGATACCTTCATTTACTTCAACCTTCTTCTGGCCTAATAATTTAATACGAAGTGATGCAAAGAAATCTTTTGCTTTACCACCTGGGGCAATATCTGGGTCACCATACAACTGTCCAATTGCTTGACGTGTTTGGTTGATAAGGATTAAACAACAGTTTGTCTTCATAAGAAGTTCTGTTATCTTTCTCAAACCTTTACCTAATTGTTTTGGTTTAAGACCTCCAAGGTTCATGTTGTTTTCATAACCTGCTTCAATCTCTGCGTCTGTTGTTAGAGCCGCAATAGAGTCAAATACAGCAAGTACCGGTTTGTTCTTCATTGTTTTATCTGCAGCAATAGCGTGCAATGATGTTTCTAACAATGTAAATACTTCTTCAATAGAAGTGGCGTTACAATATAACATATTCTCTCTGTCAACACCGCATGCATCCATCATTTCATATGCACCTGCTTGTTCTACGTCGAAATATAATGCTACACCTCCCATCTTCTGTACGTTAGCAATCGCCTGGAATGTCAAGGTAGATTTACCTATCGCTTCTTTACCAAACAATTCTACAATACGTCCACAAGGCCATCCGCCTACAGGACCGTTTGATATAAACGTATCAAATACAAATGAGCCTGTGGGTATCCACATTTTTACTTGTGATGATAAGTTATCGCCAGACATCGAACTATTCGGTATCTTAGCATTTTGCTCGTTGATGAGCTTCTGTATTAATGGATTCATTTTTACTTAGAATTTAATTTTGATAATTGGAAAGAAAAAAGTAGGGAGACGTTATCGCCTCCCTGCAAAATAGGATTATTCATCATCATCCGCTAACTCGTCGATTTTAGCTTTCGCTTCTTTCGCTTGAGCCAACGCATTAGTTAAATAATTGTCGATTAACTCTTGACGTTGTTCAATCGTGTAATTATTAGGATAAACTACCCTTAAATTTTCACAACCTTCCAACCAAGCGTCTTTCGATTCTGCGATTGATGCTAAGATTTTTTTGTCTTTGATTGGCTTAACTTGAGTGTTATACATCAAAGCTGCATCCTTTTCTTTATCGTAAGTAATAACTGCCATCTGTGGTTCTTCAAGGTCGAAGAATAAAGTATCTTCGTCATCCAATAAGTTTATGATATTTTGGAATGCTTCATAAACTGTTTTTCCGTATCTCCATAATTGAAGACCGTCTTCGATTTTATCCAAATCAATTACCCAAGAGTAATAATCTGGCTTCTCTTCGATTTTAGACCATACTGGACGATTTGCTTTCCAGTCGTCTTGTTTTAATTGAGATATTGCGCCGGCAATAGGACAATCATTCTTCTGACCTGCTTCTAAGAAGTTACTTAGAGCTGTCACTTTCATGTTAGCCTTGTCTTTGTCTGCGAATAAATTTTTGTGCGAATTTAATACGTCGAAAGGAATTCCAGAGTCCTTATATGGTAATACCAATAAGTTGTTTCTGCCGTTTTTACAAACGAAACGTTTTACTTTTGAACCTCCGCCGGTTCCTGCTTTTGCTGCTAATTGGTTCATTTTTTCCAATAGCGATTGTTTTGATACTGCGCTCATTAAAAATGTTTTTTGTGTTTAAAAAAAGTTTAATCGTCTGTTTTAATTCTATGTCCTTCTATTTAATTCCGCTATGGCAAATGTAATCTTGTCTCTGTGGACCTATGTGTTGCTTATGCAAATTGCCTTTGGTAATGTGTAGAATAATTGGGCTTAAAACATATTATTTTTATTGTTATTTATGAATACAAACATACAAAATATTCTAATACGATGTATATCTTTTTCAAGAAATTTTTAAATTAAATTTCAATTGTGATTGGCGGGTGGCACACAATATAACTAAGGTTAACCGAAGACGCATTTATGAACTTCGTACCATTGTAATTTGTCCAACCTGCTTGTTCGTGAATGTGACCAAAGATGTGAACCTTAGGTTTTACAATAGCAATCCTATCCATTAAATCTTTACAACCAGTCTTCTCTCTATCTCTTACAGCCTCGTCTAGAACACCATAAGCTGGGCCATGTGTAATTAGAATGTCAGTATCCATTGGTATCTTAGCCCACTTCTCAGCAAGCTTCGGACCTCTAGGTAGATTGAATGCCCAATTATAGAATTCTGGTTGCCATGGAGAGCCCCATATTTTAAGCCCTTCTATTGTAACTCCAGAGTCTTCAAGATAAATAATATTCCCATTATACTCTTCATGTTCTTTAAGAATGCCTTTGCAAATACCCGGAGAGTCTTGAAAGCAGAAGTCGTGATTACCTGCAATAAATACTTTATGCTTGTAGTCTTGTTTACCAAACCAATGTAAGAATGATTCTAAGTCACCATAAGAACCTCTATTGGAAAGGTCACCACCATGTATTAATAAATCTCCGCCTGGAAGATTTAATTGAGCATGCTTTGTATGTGTATCACTTATTGCTGTAATCCTCATAGTCTCTCGTTTAATTTTTTTAGTACCTCTAACAGGTTCAAAGGTTTATTATTACAGAAGTGTCCATTCTGTTCCATAGCAACATATTTACCGATTTCGTTAAGAGAGTTAATTACCTTTGGGTCCATTCCTTCTTCATCAACTACAAATACAACTTCCTTCTGTAGAGCGTATAGACTATGGGCAATCTCAAATATAGAGAAGTAACCTTTTTGTTCTTTAGAGATACAATATAGATGCACTTCACTTTGTTCTTTTTCAATTACTTCATTTAGTTTATCTGCTTCGGTCCATGTTTCTACAACTGGATTAAAGTAAGAAATTTTCATTGCTTGCAGATAAGGTATTAACTTATCTCGCCAGGTTGAATTATTACAAGTTCCACCTAAGAATACTTTCATTGACATATTATAATTTTTTGTAAATGTAATTAAAAATCTTCATACCTGTATATACCACCGGAAATAGATACGCCAAATCTATTCTGTTCTATGTTACTTACATACAAGCTATTTCTTTTGAAGTTATAATCTCTGAAATAAGAAATGTTTGACATACTGTTTTCGCCGTCACTAATCTCAAGCACTTGATAACGTTTACCTTTGCCGGACACCTTTTCTTCTACCTTAGTTACAAGCCATAGAGCGAAGTTGCCTTCATCTTTACATTCATTAAGCCTTGTAAACTTATTACTCTCATATATCTTATTGATTTCTTTTACTTTGTCCAAGAATAGGATACTGAAATTTGTAAGTGCATAGAATTCATTATCTTTTTCTTCTTTCGTTAACGGCTTTTCTTTTATATACTGCGCTAGGTTTGATATTAAAGTTATCCATGGTGTTGGGTCTTCTTCGTTTGTTGTCTCTTCAAATAAAGCATCCCAATCATCATTCTTTGTCTTCTTTACAAGTGAGAATAGAAGTTCTTCTGAGAATTGTTTAAGTGATTCTGGAAGAGTCTTAATCGACAAAGCATCTTTCTTTCTTGTAAACCATTTCTCAATCTTCTCGTCGTTATACAACGAATGCAGAGTAGCAACTACATTTCTCTCTAATCCCCAATCGTCGAAACAGCCAGTATTTAATAGTGCTTCAAAGGCCCTCTTGTTTACTTTCTTAAATTCGTGTTTAAGGAATTTTGAAATTGATTTCTTTGTGTCTTTGTCACAAGCCTTTATTTCTTGATATGCTGTATCACCGAATCCTTTGATTACTTGGAACCCCATACGCACTGTCTTCTCGTCAAGAGCTTTAAAATCCCATTCACTGTCAATAATAGAAGGCGGTAGAAGTTTAATCTCATTCTTAACCATATCATTTATAAGCTCTGTATAACGTGCTGCCTCTTCATACTTAAATAAAGCCGCATAATAATATGCTGGGTAATAAGTCTTCAAATATAACATCTGCCATGACACATATGAATATGCCAATGAGTGTGAACGGTTAAATGAATATCCTAAGAACTTACGACAATAGTCTACAAAGTATTTTGTATCTTCTTCGGCATAACCCTTTGCTAACATACCGGCGCCTAGACGTTTAAAGTATTCTTCTAATTGGTAATACTTTGGATTATCTTCTTTCCAACCGATGCAACGTCTAAAGTTATCACACTCGCCTAAGTCCATATCACAAGCCTTCTGTACCATAAACATAAATTGTTCTTGATACAATAAGACACCATAAGTATTCTTTGTTACTTCACGCATGAAGTCTAGCTTTGGATATAATGGGTCTGTAAGTAAATCATCTTCTTCGCCTGCAAGATATTTTCTCTTCCACGTCCCAAACTTGTCACCAAATGTTTCCAATGGACCTGGACGGTTAAGTGCCGATATAGCACATATATCTTCAAAA